AGTAGGAAGTAATGGTCCCGTTTTTTATGTCTCCTGGGATGCAAGTTGGGCAGCATCGGGTGGAGGTGGCGGTAGAATTTTACCAGGTAATCGAACTCCGGGAAATCCAATTACATGGCTAGGGCGCACACCTGGAGATCCAGATTGGACTCCTACGTATACAGGATTAGGTGGTACAGGAGGTCAAGCCGGAGGATCTGGAGGAACCCAAGCTTGGGTTGGATCTCCTACTACTGGAGGTTACGGTGGTGCTTCAGGTGAGGTAGGACAAAGCGGTCTGCCGGGCGGAGTAGGAGGTGCCGGCGGTGGGGGAGGTGGTTGGGGTGCGAGCGGAGGTGCGGGTGCGGGACAAATTGGATTTTATCTCGCAACTCCTGGTGGAAGCGGAGGTCAAGCAATTACTCTAAATGGTAAAGCGGTAACCTTTATAGGTCCCACAACCGGTAGAATATTTGGAGCGATATCCTAATTCTATTGACTTTTATTTGAAACTATATTATACTATGATATGTTTACACATATAGATCAATCAAATTTACCAAAATTAAAACGAGTCACTAATGACGATGGTTCTCGTTTATACGAAACGCCCACCGGCGAAAAATATCCTTCGGTTACTACAATAACAGGACTCCTAAAAAGAGATATAATTTTAGAATGGCGCAAAAGAGTAGGTGATCAAGAAGCCAACAAAATTAGTTCAACCGCGGCAAGACGAGGAACTAGAATTCACACCCTATGTGAAAAATATCTAAGTAACGAAGAAATCAATCCCACTATTTTTGATTCTCAAAATTGGAATGAACTTAAAGAATATCTAGATAAGATAAACAATATTCATGTTTTAGAAAAGCCTTTATTTTCTCATCATCTTCAGATTGCAGGTACCGTTGACTGCATCGCAGAATATAACGGTAAGCTTGCAGTTATAGATTTTAAAACATCTAAACGAAATAAAACTAAAGAAGATATCCATGATTACTTTATGCAATGCTCTGCATATTCTGTAGCATACGAGGAAATGACAGGAATACCTGTACCGAATATTCTAATACTAATTTCAACAGATGAATATGGTGTTCTTCCTTTTGCGGAGAAAAGAGATGCATGGATTTCAGAATTTATTAAACTTAGAGAAAAATATAGACAAATACATAAAATTTAGATTTCGTAATTATGTTCACTGATGCTTATATTTTTCTTAAAAATGACTATAAATCTTTTCCTCTTAGATTTATAGTTGAGACAACATGTTGGATAGCTGTAGTTATTAATACTATACTAATTACAATCTACGTACCGAATGTGCCCTGGTTGATTTGCTATCCAATTTGGATTGTTGCTTGTATATTTGGTATGTGGACTTCCTATACTAGAGGATATTCTGTAGGCATTATGAGCTGTGCTGTTTATGCAATAATTGACGCAATAGGACTATATAGATATTTAGCAGTAACTAGTATTTGAATTGTTGTAACTCCTTCAAAGTGAAGGCATTCTGGACGGCGGTTCAATTCCGCCCACCTCCACCATAAGCATTCTAAACTGGCCGCAGGATCGGAGAAGGTTGAAAGCGGATTAGCTACCGCAAAGTAAACTGGAGATCAAGAATGCTTTTGATGGGGGTGACCTGGTTTCGACAGGGTGAGATAGCAGAGACGGCAACACGTCAGGCGATCGACGTTAATGAAGCAAATATAGTAATCGCAAACGACGAGTACTACGCATTAGCAGCCTAAACGCTGCTTAGGGTTCGGTGGGTTCCTCGTAACAGAATACCCACCATTTTAAAAAGGATAATATATGTCTTTTAAAACTGAATTATATGAAGTAGTAAAAAATGCTGTGCCAGAAGAACTTCTTAAGTTTGTCAATATGGAATTAGAATTATTGAAGAAGGTTAATTATCTATCCAACGGGGTAGATGAATCCAATACTACTTTCTTTCAGGACGATCAATGTAAAAATTCTTTTCCGTGGTATAGTGCTTTTTGTACAGAAACACTTGGTCTATACCTACAGCCAAAAATAGAAGAAGTCACAGGTAAAACTCTTTATCCAACTTATACCTATATGAGGCTTTACTACACTGGTTCAGATATGGCAAGGCATACTGATAGACCAAGTTGTGAGTATTCTGCAACCATTTGTATATCTAATGACCCTGAACCTTGGGAAATTTATTTTGAGAACTTAAAGGGCAAGGAGAAGGCAATTTATTTACAGCCTGGTGATATGATCGTTTATAAAGGTGATATATTACCTCATTGGAGAAACGAATATAAGGGCAACAGACAAGCGCAGGTATTCACACACTTTGTAGATGCTAACGGTAAATATAGAGATTATATTTACGATCGCAGACCATACTTAGGTTTTCCTTCAAACCCTAGAAACACTAGATAATATGAGCACACTAAAAGAACTGACTTGGGAAAAACATAAAGAAGCGGAAGACCAACCCTTTATAAAATCTATTTTTAAAGGCCAAGTTGATAAGGATCAGTATACAGATTATCTCTATCAGCTTAGGATTTTATATACGAAATTAGAAATTCTTGGCGATGGTTTAGGTATCTTCGATGGGATGGAAGATCTAAAAAGAGCTAAAGCTATTACTTTAGATTATGCAGAACTTGCGAACGGACATACTCAGTTCCATGTTATTCGCAATTCTACTTTAGATTATTTAGATTATCTTAATACTATTCAAGATAACAAAGACAAAGTAATGGCACACATCTATGTTCGTCATACCGGAGATCTATTCGGAGGACAAGCCTTAGCTAAACTTTTACCTGGGCCCAATAATATGTTTAAGTTTGAAGACATACCTAATCTGGTACAAAAGATTCGTTCTAAAATTGATGTATCGATGGCACCTGAAGCTAACAGAGCTTTTGATTTTAATATTAGCATGATCAAAGAATATAATGTCTGATACATTTGAGGTTTGGCCTAGAGCCAGAGAGTTAGCAGATAAGATTATATCTCGTTTTAATTCTTATGAGCGAGAGGATATTAATCCTGAGTATGAGATACACGTAGATAATTTTACGTGGAAAAATTACTTATGGAAGTCTGAAAAATTTAAAAGAGCTCACATAGAAATTGTAGACGCCTCTGAAACTAAAAAGATGTGGGTTATGCATATGTGCATTTATCCTCATTATAATTCTTCTGATCCAATATTTGGTTTTGATATTGTCTGCGGTAAAAATAAAATTACTGGGGCTTTTCACGATTTCTCTTTTATTGGATTATCTGATCTTTATAATTGGTTTCAAGGAACCATGCTAAATGTTAAATGGTCTAAACCAAGAGATCTTCCTGATTGGGCAAAGAAGATCTTTAGTCCAGCAATGCTAGCAGCAGGAAACATTCAAACCGAAGAAGAGTTTAATCAATTGGAAAAAGTCGTTATAGACAATCTTGATTATTACCTTTATAATGTAGGTAAAGTAGTAACAGGTTCTGATTTTTCTTCGAGGCATGATCATTATTGTAAGAATCAGAAATTAAACCCACACACTCCTGCCATGATGGAAACTTTTGGTGTTGATAAACAGGTTTTTGCGAAATTTATGGACGAAGTTTTATTCCCAGAGAAACATGGATAAAGAAATAGAATACATTTTAACAGACAGTTTAATTATAACCAAAAAATTTAGATCACCCAATGAGTTTTCTTTACATATTGAAGAGAGGGTTTTGAGAGAAAAAATAGGATATATGGATGCGGTTATTCAATATTGTGAGGAAGTAGATATAGATATTGAATCCATATCTAAATTAATTAATCAGTCTCTAAAAGATAAAATACAGAATGAGGCTGAAGAAAATAACTTTATGAAACGTAGAGGAAAATTGCCCCTGTGATTATGGATGAGTTCTCAGTGTATAAAATGTATATTGCTTTAAAGCTGCATTTTACTACAGATAATTATGATATAACTAAAAGAAACGGAAAGGTGAGAGCTAGTAGAGATGCCTTTAATAAAAGAAAAGATCTTTTCTCTATAAGAAAAATAGCTAAGTCTTATTCCGATGAGGAAGTTGCTAATTTTTTAATTTCAAATTTTGTATCAGGTAATCGTTGGGGTGGGGTATTTGATTCTGATGCGGGGAAAACATACCTTGAATGGAAAGGTAAGATGGAAAGCCTTTCCTACATATTTACTAATGAACTAGATAATCTGATAATGGAGTTGGAATCTCAAAAAATTAGTTTAGCTGATTCCTTTCAGATCACAAAAGCCCAGCATCCATATATATTGAAGGCTTATTTGAGAAATACTATATCTCTGGAAACTCTAACTATCATAGAAAAGGTTATGCCTTTTGTAGAAACTTTTGATAGTAAATTATCTGCAGATTTAGTATGGCCGGATGTTTCTAGACTTATTAAAAAGTATAAACCATTTTTAAAAATTGACAAAGAAAAGTACAATGGAATATTCGAATCAAGATGTGGAACTGGATATTAATACCAGAAAAATTAAAGAACTTGAAAAAGAACTATATGTCACAAGAGAATTATTAACCAATTGTATAGATTCACTAAAAGAAACTCAAAGATTTATTATGAAACTCGCATATAATCAATCTGAGATTACTAAAAGGGTTTCATCTTGGCCCTATATTGTGGTGTCGTCATCAAAAGACGATGATGAAGAAGTTTAATAGTAGGAGAGTAAAATTTAACTATGTCAGTTAAGAAAAAGAACTTTGATCTCGACAGAGAGAAAAAAATTAAAAACGTTCGGCAAAAAAATGTGCTAGACAAGCACAGAAAATTAATATATAATATTGCATCATCCAAGAACATTGTTTCTGAAGATGATGACGAATTAGATTATGTGTATGCAACTGATACAAAAATCAAACGTCGTTAATACATCGTTTATACAACGCTTATACAAGGAGTACTATTATGGCATTTCAGTCATTATCTGATTTAAGAAAATCTCGTGGCGGTTTCGACAAACTAATGAAGGAAGTCGAAAAGATTGCAAGCCCACAAGGAGAATCAAGAGCTGACGATCGCTTCTGGCAACCAGAGGTAGACAAGGCAGGTAACGGTTACGCTGTTATTCGATTCTTAGCCCCACCTAAAGGAGAAGAACTACCCTGGGTTCGTATTTGGAATCATGGTTTCCAAGGACCTACAGGAAAGTGGTATATTGAAAATTCTCTTACTACACTAAATAAAACAGATCCCGTTTCAGAATATAATACTGAATTGTGGAACTCTGGGTCTGAAGCGAATAAGGAAATTGCTCGTAAGCAAAAGCGTAAGCTAACTTATATCGCAAATATTATGATTGTCAAGGATCCTGCTCATCCAGAGAACGAAGGTAAAGTATTTCTTTACAAGTTCGGTAAGAAGATCTGGGATAAGATTAAAGATCTAGCAGATCCACAATTTGAAGACGAGAAGCCAATCAATGTATTTGACTTCTGGGAAGGGGCAAACTTCAAATTGAAGATTCGTAATGTAGAAGGCTATCGTAATTACGATAAGTCTGAATTTGAATCGCCTAGTGCTTTATCTGAAGATGATTCTGCAATTGAGGAAATTTGGGGTAAGCAATACTCGTTACTTCAGTTCCTCGATGAAAAGAATTTTAAATCCTATGACGAATTGAAGAAGAAATTCGATATGGTTATGGGACTTGCAGGTGGCACTATTTCTACTAAGAAAGCTGAAGATACTTACTTAGATGAGGAATTCGAATCTGCTCCAAAGGTACAAGCAACTGCTGCGCCTAAGCAGGTTGAAAAGGCACCTAAGAAGGAAGTAGACTTTGACGACGATGATGAGTCTTTGTCCTACTTCGCTAAATTAGCTGAAGATTAAAAAAAAGCCCGCTTCGGCGGGCTTTTTATTTCATTCTAATTTAGTAATTCCGTCTTAAAGTTATTTTCTTCAGCCTCATTCTGTATTTTATCTTTTAGAGACTGATTAATTAATTTAGATATGGATTCAATATCTATATATCGAACCATATCTTCGCACAAAATCTTTAAAATTCTCATTTGTATTTTCAGATGTCGACGAATTTGGAGTTACTGTTGTTGAATTTTTTCCAGAATCGCCTTGGCCTAAAATGTTATTGGTAACATTGTTAACTGTGCCACTAAATTTTTCTTTTGTATAATCAATAAGTTCTTCACTTAGCTTAGTTGTATCTTCTATAGTCTTTGCTAGGGCTGTACCTAGTCCGGGAGCAAGATTAATTTTCTGATCTTGTATTGTTATTTCGCCTAATTGATCTAAAAACGGCACTATCTTTTTCTCGATATCTTCCTTAGAAAGAAAATCTAGATTGTCTGAAAATTTTTCTAATGCTTCATTTGCTTCTTTTAGTAATTTATTGAATGCGCCTTGATTCTGCAATTCATCATATTCTTGTCGCAGTTTTGCTTCTTCATTTTTCTGTGCTATAATATCTTTTTCTCTTTGTTCGGCTTCATCTAGTTTCGCCATTTGTCCTTCGGTGAGTTTCTGCCCATTTATCATTCCACCTTGAGATTTAACCCATCTTGCATATTGCCCTTCGGTCCATTTCGTTCCGTCACCCAACGGGCTATCTAGATAACGTATATCTCCCATTGTACCTCTAACATCATAGGTTTCACCTGGAGCTAAATCTCTACTAGCATTAAAAGGCCCAGGCATATTTCCGAATAATGATCTATTAGAAGGCGAATACGGACTTCCGAATAATCTACTAGTATTTCTCGCGCCTTTATTTGGCAAACCCCCTTTAACAATATCCTCAATAGTTGCATCTGGATCATCAGGTAATAACATAGTAAGTCCTAATGCAGCTAATGCCCCCGCAAGCCCTCTTCCTGCACCACCTGGAGAAAATCTACTAGGTCTTCCTGTTCTAACATTCTCGGCATCTACAA